CCGTTGCAGACCGGCTTTTACCTTCTGGCCGGAATTCCACAAAGATTGCTGCCGCATTCAGTTGCGCCGGATGTTCTTATCTATCAAGTCCTGGCGACGGCGATGCAGGCCGGCTTCCTGTTCGGCGTATGGACGCTCGCCCTGGCGGTGGATTTCCCGGTGCTGACCCGGCGACTTGTCATGCTCGCTTGCTGCCTGCTGCCAACGGCCTTGATCAATACCCTTTTCGTTTGGCCGAAGATGCTATCGATCGAATATCTGCTGATGTTATTTGGTCTATTATTCTACTATCGACCGGATAGCACGCGCGACGAAGAGATCGTCGGCATTCTCTGCGGCGGACTGTCCGCGCTCGCAATCTTGTGCCACGGCACAAGTTTCTTTGCTCTGATCGGCTTTTGCGTGACCATCGTATTCTTTTGGCACTGGCCCTCGTGGAGGACCACCATCTACGGCGCCGCGACATTGGCCGCCACTTATTTTCCTTGGATCTTCTATCAGACCGCAATTGACCCGCCCGCCAATCGCCTCATGAAGTGGCATCTGGCCGGCGTTGATAAAATCGATGCCAGGTCATTTATTACGACCCTTCGCGATTCGTATCATGCCCTCACTTTCCACAGCTATCTCGCCGGTCGACTTGTCAATTTCAATACTATGATAGGAAATTGGCCTCGAAACCTCGTCGACATCTGGAGGACCGTCTTTTATCATGACACAAAGGCATCAATAGCGGTCCACGCCGCGGATTTCTTCCAGCTCATCCCCTCGCTTGAGTTGTATTCCATCGCCGTAATCGTTGTTCTCGCCGTACTGCTCTTCACACCTTTGCTCGGCGGACGCCTTAGTAGGATCGAGCGCGCTTCGCTTTATCTCTTGGTGGCATTCATTGCGACAAGCGCGACCGTTGGAATCTTGATATTTGTTCCTGGCGCCGCCATCAATCACCAGGGCACCTACGCTTGCCAAGTCCTGATAACGATATTCGCTATCCTCGTCTTATCTATTCGCATGCCGACGGCATGTCTTGTTTTACTGGCTGCGCAGTGCGCATCCATCGTGTCGGCATATGCGCTGACACTTCCGCATGATCCCCACTATTGGCTGCTAATTGCTATTTGCATACTGGCGACAATGTCCTTGCTGGGATATTCGGTATTGCCAGCAATTACTCCAGCGCCAAGCACCGCTCGCCCGCACCTGCATTATGCCGACAGCGCCGGCAACTCGGCGGGGCTTGCGCTACCTCCCGATGCTAAGGAACGAGGATCTGAAATGGTATAGCGGCGACGGCCTTGCCGTCGATGTCGCCGGTGTCGAGGAACACCGGACCGAACGGATAGCAATGGGAAACGAGCCCGCCGAGCGTCTGCCGGTTGCCGTTCACCAGATCGGCACCGCTGGGTGCAACCGCCGCGTCGATGGCATCAAGGAGCGCGTTCATTGCCGCGTCCGGTGTCTCTTCCGGGTCCATGCCCGCGGAAAGATAGAGGAACACGTGTGTATTGATGGTCAGCGTCGGCAGTCCCTCGGCTTGCCGGCCGCGCGTCTCGCCGGTCTTGATCATGGTCAGGAACGGCATCTGCGTTTCGTTGACCTGGTCCCAATGTACAAATCGCCGGCTGGTCGCCATGAAGTTCGCAGCGCCCGCGATGAGATCGAAGAAGGCGACGCTAATCTGTTCGCGCGTGTTGGCGGTCATGACTATTGTCTCTATCGTTGTCGACGGTATCGCCGCTTTGGTCCGCTGCAGCTCAAGCGCGGAAATTGGCGACGTGTTGTCACAATGCGCGAAGGCGCTTGAGCGCCGACGCCCCGGGACCTACTGCATCGCCTCGATCACGGTATTGCGCAGCTCGTCCGTGATGATCCCCGCCATATCGGCGAGTGACGAGCGCATATAGGAATGCTCCGGCATCGTGATCGCCGGCAGATTGATGCGCGCCGCAAACACCGGCTTGCCACCAACCGCGAAAGCCAGCGCCCTGGCTTTATCCGGAACAATTTGGTGCGGCGGGATCGTGCCGCCGTATTCGAGGATCGCCGCGTATTTCACGTCGCTGGACGTGGCGACGCGTGCGGACACAGTTGTCGAAGTATCGTCGATCGTCGCGACGATCGATTGCGCGAGCGCGCCGCTCCGTGCATTGAGGACGGCGCCGGAAAGCTGTTGCCGGACCTTGTCCTGGAGCGCGGCGGCAAGCCCGTTCACTTTGCGCGACAGCGCCGCACGCACGCGCTCGGGCATGCCGGCGAGCTTTGCGGCGTAATCGCCGGCGAGACCGACGTCCAGCATCACACCGCCACCACGCTGCGGTAAGGATCAAGCGACGCGCGAATAAAATCCGGAATATCCTTGAGACTGTAGGACGCCGTTTGCTGTCCTTGCACGGTTTGCGCGCTCTGCCCGACGCGGGTGCGGTAGCGGTAGCGCTCGGCCACCCATTCGATGCAGGCATTGTTGATCGCGGCCGGAATGAAGCCATAGCGGATAATCACGTCCGCGCCGCCATCAGCGGCGGCGAAGGTGTAGGCGCCGTCCGCTACGGTATATTCGCCGTCGGCTGGGCTATTCGCCACCGCGGTGAGCGCCGGGCCATTTGCATAAGTGACGCCGCCATTGCTTGCCCACGGCCCGAACGGCGCGGCAGCCGTTACCGTGTAGGGGCCAGCGCCGGCGGGCACGGTCGCGCTCTCGTTGGCGACGGCGTAGCCGGCGTTATAGATGATGACGACGTTTTGCCGGCCTTGCCGATAGAACGTGCCGAACACATCGAGCGACTGCGGCCGCCCAGGCGGCAAACCATCCCAGGATTCGAGCAGGTAACCGCTTGCGTGCGGCGCGCCGGCGGCGGGCGGCGTTGCCGCCGCCACGGCGACGTTGTCGATGACCAGCGACGTGACCTCCAGCACGGGATAATGGCGCAGCACGATGCGCGCCGCGCCGTTACCGTCGCCGCGCTCGACGACGAGGCGCGGCGCCAGTGAAGGCCGACCCAGATAGGCCGTGATCGCGCCGCTCACGTCGGTGATGAGGCGCGCGAGCAGCGCATCATCGGACGAACCGATGCCGCTCGAGCCTGCGAGCCAGGCTTTTGTATCGGCAAGTGTGGCGAGGTCGGATGCGGCCATGTTTTATCCTCCGCTCAAGTCTTTTTGGCCGGCGGCCGGCCACGTCGCGGCGCGGGAGCGACGTCAGCCTTCACTTCGTCGGCCACCTCGACAAAGCCGAAGCATTCGATCAGCAACGCGCCGATCTCGGCCTCGACGTCGTAGAGGCCGTTGGCCGATTCGATCACAATGCCCGCAACGCAAGGATCACCGACACCTTCCGGCGCTTTCAGCTTCATGGAAAACCTCGTGATTACTTTGATTGGACGAACGCCGTTGGGAATACAGTTGCGCCGAAGCCGAACTCGTCATTGCCGGACGTGATCCGGCAATCCATGCACCGGCGAGGCAGCATGGGTGCGCGGGACGAGCCCGCGCATGACGAGTCCGGGGGCGAAGACAGCCCGGGATGAAGCAAGATTATCCCGCGGCGATATTGGCGATCACCGCCATGGACGGCGGGAAGTAATGCTGGAGCACCTCGTCCGCATACACGCCGGTCTCGTAGCGGCGGGCGCGCGGCGGCCACTCGATCTGGTAGTAGTCCTGCCGGGTGCGGATTTGCATGACGTTGCCGACGTTCGACAACGGATAGGGCAAGGTGCGCGAGGTCATCAGCACGGTGCCGGCAGGCATGTTGGGGTGCACGCGGATGTCGATCGTCTTGGGGCCGGCCATGGAGAACTTGTTGAGATAGGTGCGCACCATGATGCCACCGCCGAGCGCGCCCTGGTCGCTCTCGAAGACGAACCGCTGCGCGGCGCTGCTACCGCCTGAGAGGATTTTCTTCGACAGATCGTTGGCGACCTGGGAACCGACCCACATGGTGTCGGGCGACAGCCGGTAATTATCCCAGCGGTTCTGCAGCGCCGCGTCGATCTCGACGACACCGCCGGCGCCGTCGCCGGTCAGCGTCGATCCGGTTCCGGCAGTGCCGGTCGCGAGATAGCTGACATAGGCGTTGGAACCCGGCTTGAGGGCCTGATACAGCAGGCCATCGAACACAAGCGCGTTGGTCGAGTTGTCGCCGCTGCCCAGCGAGGCTGCGGTCTGCGCACCGGCCGCGTTCGCCGTGATCACCAGCGAATTGATGGTCGTGATCGCGCCGAGCACTTCGGAGCCGGCGGCGCCCCAGAACCAGGCGTAGCCCATGGCGCCGGTTACGGGCGCAATGCTCGCCGCGATCGAGCCGGCCGTGCCGGAGCCGATCGAGGTCGTCGCGTTCGCCGACTGTCTGGCGGCGCCGCCGCCGAACGTATCGGACGAGCTGTCGGCATTCGCGCGCGTGATGGCGCCCTGGATGCCGCCGACGACGCTGCCGTTCACCACGGCGTCGAGCGAAAGCGCCACGCAGATGACGCTGTAGGGGCTCGCGGCCGCGGTGAGGCTGCCGCCCGAAGTCGCCGGCGCGAGCGACGGCGTCGGCGTGGTGCCGAGCGGCACCGAGGTGTTGCCGCCGAGAATGAGAATTTCCTCGCCGAGCATGCACGCTTCGAGCCCGATCTTGGCGCCGATTGCTTTGACGTCGTCAAAACCCATGCCGGCATATTGCGCCTCGAAATCAACCGAGGTCTCGATGCCGATGCCCTTGTACGCGGCGCTGTAATCCTGCGTGGACACCGCCTGCACGCCGCCGCGGTTGCCGCCGGAGACGCCGATGCGCAGCCCGGTGGTGTTGACGCCGGTCACCGCGCGCCAATTGGCCTGGATGCCGCCCTTGCCCGACACGCGTGGGATCTCGTTGCGCAGCGGTGTGAGCAGCGGGTAAACGAACTTGGCGCCGGTTTCGAGATCGTAATAGGTCAGCCCCGAGGTGGGCGAGCCCGATTCAGAGAAGGTGCTTTTCGACAGAGGGTCGCCTGGCATCGGATTGGCATGCGCCTTCTCGATCTCCCTGAGAAAGCTCGACGCGCTGGTGAGTGCGGCGTCGTAATCCTGCACAGTACGCGGCAATGCCGACTTGGCAAGAACGTGCTGCAGATTAGGCTGATACATGATGCTGTTCCCGTTGGTTTGTTGCTGCGGAAATTACGTTGATCGCGAATACGCTCCGCACATTCCCGCGAAGGCGGAAATCCGGTACGGAGCGAAAGCTGAAAGCCAGTTCAGCGCCCGCGAACGCGCGATGTTCAGTCCTGGCGTGATGCTCAGTCCTGGCGCGGCCTGAAACCCGGAATTGCCCGCATCGGCTTGGCCTGCGCCTTGCGGATGGCGGCTTCGGCAAGAGCCTCGAGCGCCCCGGGTTGATCGAGCAGTTGATCGGGCCTCGGGAAAATCGAGTCTTCGCTTTTTTCCGCGATCCGAACCGACGTCGTCCCGAGCGGCAGCGGCTGATCCTCGATCTTCCTCAAGCGCACGGCCATATCGTCGATGCGCGATGTGATCGCGCGCATCGCCTTTGCGAGCGAGCGATCGACGGAGCCTTCGAGCATCTTCAAAAGCTTCTGTGTCTGCTCGTCGTTGTCGCCGGCGTCGTTATCGGCGGCACCCTCCCCGGCCTGTGGCGAAAAATCGGGCTGCGCGTTCACCTTCGCGCCGGCAATGTGCGCGGCCTCGCAGCAGTCGGGATCGAGCGCGACCGCAAGATCGTGGGTCTGCTTGATGCGCTCTTTGTCAGCCTTGGAGTGGCGCGCGCCAATCTTGGCGAGCGTTTCAGCCATCTCTTCAGCTTCGAACGGCGCTTGCGGCATAGGCGCCTTGAATTTGCGCAACTCGGTCGATCCATCGCGCTTGATCACCGCAAACATCGCTTCCGGCAGACAGGGATGATCGACCAGCGAAACTTCCATCGGCTGCGCCGTATAGCGCATCAGCGCCGGCTCCTCCGGATCGGGCCAACGCTTGAGATAGCGGCCGCCCTGGGAGAAACCGGTATAAACGCCCTCCTCCACTTTCTGCCACTCGGTGTCATCCACCACCTTGCCGCAGATCTCGACCTGCTTGCTGTCGTCGTTGAAGGCGATCTCGACCAGCTTGCCGGCGGCAACGGCGCCGTGCATGGCGCGCAGATTGCCGAGGCTTCTGCCTTCGGTCGCGTCGGAAAACTTCTGCGACCACTTCTGATAAAGCGGCTTGGTGCTCGCGTAATCGCACACTTCGCCCATTGCATCGGGCTTCTCCGCGGTGACAATGCCGTAGACCAGGCGTTGGGCCGCATCGATTTTTGTGATCGGAACAAATATTTTCATGTCATCCATTGCGCACTCCTCGTTGGGTGTTAGCACCAGCTGGTGACTCGGCTGAGCCGTCAGTCGTTCATTGCCCGCCATCGGGTCTCCCGGTCGGAGCGCGCGATTGATCGAGACTGTATTTTTGCACAGACACGGTTTGAGCAGTCGCTCCCTGCCCGCCCGCATTCGCCTCGATCGGTACATAACCAGTAGCGGTGAGCACCATCGGGCGGTCGGCGACGGCGTTCGCGTAGGGATCGAGGCCGAGGCTGTCGCGCATTTCGTTGAGAGTGAGCGCGCCGAGCTTGAGGCGGTCAGCGAGCACGGTCTCGGAGTCGCCGTCATCCTCACTGAGCCAGATGAGCTCCAGGTCGGGCGAAGCGAACTCTTCGGCGATGATCTCGTCGACGAGGTCCTTGACCCACTCCTTGGTCGGCTCAAGACCCTCGTCCTCGCTCTGCGCCGACTGGTTGTCGGCCGTGGCGCGGTTCATCAGCTTCACCGCCCATTGCGGCGGCACCGAAAACGCGAAGCAGATGATACGGGCGAGCCATTCGTCGAAGTCGTTCTTCTGCTCCGGCTCCTTGGTCTGATGCACCTTGGCGGCGGTATCGCCCGGCACGAACTTGGCGCGGCGGCGCTTGGCGAGATCGCCGACAAATTCCGTGTCCCAATAATCCTGGAACTGCTTGATCTGGTCGGGCGTCCAGCCGTTGGGCACGCCGATCAGAGCGTCGGGCACCGAGCCCTCGGAGTAGTAGTCGAGCTGCCAGAGCTGGCGGCGCAGCGCGATGTTGACGGTCATCAGCACCTGCTGCACCGGCGAATAGCCGTAGATCCGGTGGGCGCGCACGTTACGCGGCCGATAGATGATGTCATGCGCCGAATAGTTGACTGCCGGCAGACCCTTGAGCACCTGCTGATAGGCCGGTGGGTGGATCACGGCGCCGTCTGCCGCGGCGAAGGGCTGCGGTGTGCGGCCCCAATCGTCGATCACGCGCTTGATGGTCGAGCCATCGAGCTGCTGCAGCGCGCAAAGCTGGCCCGAGCGCGTGCGTCGGCAATACAGCGTCGCCGCATCGATCACGAACATGTCCTCGAGCAGCGACCGTAGCCACGTCTTCCAGCGCGTCACGCCGTCGGGCTTCTGAAAAAAGCTCTCGAGCGCCACGATACGTGCGCTCATGTCGGCATCGGCCGCTACACTTTTGCGTCTTAGCTTCGGGTCGCGTGGCCGGATGCGCCAGCGCTGACGCTCCATCTGGTCCTTGCGGGTCTCGATGACGAGGCGCAGCAGGTCATAGGCGTCGGCGAAGCCCCGCAGTTCGGCGAAGCCGACCGGCTCATAGGCGCGCGGCCGCGTAGCCAGATTATATCCGGGCGGAAAATCCAAGCGCCGGCCGGCGACGTCCGGCGGCGCGATCGGCGTCAGTGGATTGAGCGGTCCGAACCAGTCTGCGCCGGTGCCGCGCGCGATGCCGTTACTCGCGATGCCGTCACTCGCGATGCGGCCCGCGTCGTAGGACACCTGGACCTGGTAGGGCGACAAAGGCCAGCGCGGTTGGCCGGCGCCGCGTATCTGTTCGCTCATCGGCGTCCTGTGTGTTTGGAGGGCGTGATCAACGGTGCCAAATTGGTGGGTCGGGGTGCTCGCGTCGCGCAAGCGTGGCGGAGACCCCGACCCGGCGACCCAATTCCCTTCCCGATTGCCCACTGTCACGCGGCGTGCATTCCGCCGAGGGGGTCGGCAGAACGGCATGAGCATTGGCAGCAGGGCGAGAAGGCGATATGGGCCAGGCCCGCATAAAAGCGAGCCTTCTCATGCCGGCACGAATGGCGCTCCGTGTCGGCACGTCTCGAAATCAAGACCTAGTCTGTATCTGCGATGTCGCGAGCAAAGCCGGCCGCCATCAGCGACGCGGCATCCTCTTCCTTTACGGCGACGATCCGCTCAGGGCCGACCATATAGTATGTACTGGACAGACCATGAACGGTCGAAACCCCAGCGGGCGCGAGCAAGCTGACGACCGGCCCACTCTCGTCTTTTTCGGTTGTCGCCAGCGTCTGCACCTGTGCCTGCGGCTGCTGCCGGTTCTCGGCGCGCAGGCGATAGTATTCGAGAATGGACGCGTTTTCTTTCAGCATCAGCTCGGTGATCGCGAAGACGAGCGCGTCGGCGTGATCCGGGCTTCCCTCGCCGCGGTAGCCCTGCGTCGTGAAGGCGCAAAGCTGGTCCTCGAGCACGGCAAACCGGCCGACGTGATGCACAAGTCCTTGTTCGTAAAGCGCGGAAACCGGCTCGGCGCGAAGGACTTTGCCGCGCGAGGCGGAAACGACGCGTACCGGCGCATTGGCGTCGGCGGCGCGAAGGACGAAACGCACCATCTCGCCGCCGAAATTCTCCTCGGCCACGATCTGGTCGGCCTTGAATTCATGATAGGCCTGGGCGGCGGCACGCCCCCACACAGCGGGACCATCACGCAGCGAGCGATCGGCGAGCACATAAGCATGGCCGTCGTCCCCCCTGGCGGCGACAACGATGCCGATCTCGTCCGCGTTTTCATCATTGCGGCCGGCTGCGCCCGACGGGTCGACCGCCACCACGACACGCCGGCACCGCTCCATTGCAAACTCCGGCACCCGCGCGCGCGCGATGCCCTCGTAGCTGAACAATGCGCCGTCGAGATCGTCCACATAGGCGCCTTCGAAAAAGCGCTTGCGCTGGCGCGCCGGCAGGTGAGCGAGGCTCTCCAGATATTCTTCAGTCAGGTTCGCCGCGTTGTCGCTCGGGTTGAGAAACATCCGCACGTAATTGTCCGGATTACCCAGCAGCTGCCGGGAGATCGGATCGAGCTTTTCGCCGAACAGAACATTGCTCCAGTGGCCCTTGCTGACCGGGTTGAGGTCGTAATAGGCCGCTTGGCCCAAGCCGCCCACGACTTGCGCCAGACGGGTGAGGGCGATGAGAACCGTGGAATAGGGAATCTGCGAACACTCGTTGAAGAAAATCGTGGCGTATTCCTTGCCGAGAATCTTTTCGACCCGCTCCTCGTCGTCGAGGCCCCCGATCCAGATTTCCGCTCCGTTCGTCAACGAGAAATACCCCTCGGTACGATGCTGCTTGAGCGTCCTGTCCGGGTAACAGCGTCGGAAGACTTTCGGCAGCGTATCCAGTGCGATCGCTGCGCGCGCCGCGTTGGTATGCAGCCGCAGGATCGCATGGCGCGATTCGCCGACCTTCACCGCGCGATCGGCAATGGCCCGGACCAGCATCGTGGTTTTGCCCGAGCGCGAGCCCCCGACCAGCAACGTGTGCCGCTGCGGCCGGACCAGAATCGCGTCGGCCTCCAGTTGCTTGGGCGTCAATATGAGGGTGGATACGGACGATTGAGGCGAATCATTCCGGCTGTCCATTCGCGTCCGATATTTCCAGAGTTGATTGTTCCTATGACTGTTGCCGCGCGGACTCTGGATTGATCTGGGCGGGCACGGTTAAGAACGAACAGACTGACGAACGGCGTCACTGGCAGAATAAGATTCGTTCAGGCCAGCGCGATATTCACCGCGCGCAGGCCGCGTTTGGTGCTTTCGACTTCGAAGGTGACGGCCAGCCCCTCGTAGAGCAAGCCGATGTTGGCCGGCAGATCCGTGCGGTGGACGAACACATCGCCTGTTTCATCGTCGCGCGTGAAAAACCCGTAGCCCTTCGTTTCGTTGTAAAATTTCACTTTGCCTTTGACGTTCACCTTCTTACCTCGCGATGGCCTGTGCGTATGGGTTCAAGACTTTCCGACTTCCGCGACCGGACATACCGGTCGATTGCGACGCCTCGCCCCCTCGACGGTGGCAAAAGCCGCAATTAATGACGCGCCGCTCCGGGCGCGCAGCCCCTCATTGCGCGGGAGCGCAGCGATATCGGTCTGGTTGGGCTCGGCTGTTTCGACAGCAAACCGCAGCAACGCCACTGCAACGGCGCGAGTCGCCTCGACGCCGCCACTACGCCCTGATCGGCGTTCCTGATCGGGCGATGTTTGGAAGTGGGGAACGCCGCAGGCACAGTTTTGCAAGGCCCGGGCGCACGCGAGGAGATGCCCCACAAATCATAGTGCTGTCAAATGGGAGCATCGCCGATTTTTCTGAAACGCGCCGTATCGTGTTGATTGCATTTTGAAAAATTTTTTGAACAAAAATTGCGGCCCAACGCACATCTTGCCCGGCCGCACCGGGCACTCGCAAATGATTCTCACAAATATCTAAGCGTGGATGCGAGCTCCCGCACCAAATTCTCTTTATATCGGCCCATCCAATGCTGATATGGCCGCACGCTCTCACCGCGTTGAGTGGCCTCGATGCGATATTTTTGATATGATTTGTTGATCGATTTCAATTCTCCCAGGCGCTGGAGCCTTTCCATCTCACCGTCAATTCGCGCAATGACTCCGGCCGCTTCCTCGAACAGCTCGTCGTCCGACTGAAGAACGACGTCGTACTGAGCCGCGGCCTTGATGATTGATTCGCGTGCGAGCAGCATTTGCGTTGAACCGCCGTCATCCCCGTGGGGAGCATCCGGCAACGGCGCGCCGATTTCACCATGGCGGGACTTGCCACGCCGCAAGCGCGCGTTGGCCGAAGCGGCGACGCGTTCGGCTTGCGCCGGCCGGCGGCACCACCAGCGCGCCCGCACGGTTTCGGCTGCCTTTGGCGCGTCGCCGTCGCCGAGCTCCGCTACCGCAATGCGAATCCCGCTCGGACCCTCGATCACCGTGACCGGCGCCAGGCCGAGACCTTCGCGATACGCAGCGACCAGCGGCGAGGAGCCATTTGTCTCCCGCGCGGATGTCTTGACGCCATTCCCGTGCGCAGTTGTTCCATTGGACGCATTCATGCCAAGACTCCTGTGGTGGGTGTCGGATAGATGGGCGCGAGCCGCGGCGGCGACCATTGAGCGCGAATGGTCGTCATATTCGCCAGGCCGGCGACGGCGCGCTGGCGGTTCGCAGTCGGTATCTCTTCAACGGCGCGAGACCGCGCGCGTTCTCATTTGATCGGAATACGGCCGCGGATCAGTTCCAGAGCGATGATTCGCAGCCCTTGCAGCTTGCGGGCGTTGAAAGTCCGTCGTGTGATCTTGAGGGATTTGAGCCGCTGATTGATATCGATGTCGAACGCCGCCCACAACGAACCAAGGTTGACCGCGCGCGCTACGTGGTGGAATTCCGCGCCGCCGAGATAGACGATAGGCCAATGCAGCGCCTGCTCCATGCGCGCAATCTCGGCGGGCGAAGGCGGAATGCGAACGCGGTTGCGCTGCTTGGCCATGCGTTCGAGCTCGTAGGTTTCAAGTTGCGAGTTGAGATCGGCGCGGTCATACAGATAAAGCGGCATTGAATTGGCATAGCCGCGCGGACGCGTGGCCATGGGCAGCCGCGCCAGCGTCAGAAATGCCTCCTCCATGCGATCCATGACATGAAGCAGCGACCATCGTGCCGGAAGCTGCCGCGGCCGCACTGAAAGCGGCGGTTTCGCTGGACCCATCGCACCGAGTATGCCGCCGCGCTCGCCGCGCAGTTCGGCGCGCGCCGCCGCGCTAGCCCGTTCACTCAGCGGCGGGTCGCGCCCGGCGGATTCCTGCACGTCATTGGGTCGCGCGTTTTGCGATCGAGCGCTGTTTGAATGCGTCATTGCTTGCTGGACCGCCATCCTAAGCGGCGCGCGAAACGACGCGCCGCGGCTCGACGACGACAACGAGCGCATCGGCGCGATAGGCGCGCCGCATGTGGCGGGCGCAATACGGCATTCCCCGTTCAAGATCCGCCTCGGGCGCGCCGCAGAAGAAGAATCTCGCCGTGCCGGGACGACCAATGGGCCAGCGGCAGCAATTATTGGTCAGCTCAAGCAGGGCCTTGCCTCGTTTGCGCGCAGCCTGCTGCTGCATCGTTCTTTCTTGGCGCGACCCGCGGCGCCGCCGGCCCGGCGAATCATCCTGGACTGCGGGTCGCGCGGACATGCCGGCTTTCGCCTTAAGCCGTGGCGGCCGCACGCGGCTTGCCGCGCCTGATTCATTGGCGATTTTTTGCGGCGCGGGCGCTGTGTCGGCGATGCTGGCGCCCAATCGCAACCGGAAAACCTTGCCGAGAACCGCAGAACGCGACAGACCGCCAAGCCGGGCGCCAATCGCATTGGCGGTCTCGCCCTCACCCCAGAGGCGCTTGAGCAACGCAATTTTTTCGTCGTTCCAGGCCGTATCCCGCATCGCATCCCTCCAAAAATGGCGGTTCCGCGCAGGCGCGAAACAGTCACCGTTTTTGACAATAGTCCCTTGACTCGTGACGGTCAAGTCACCATTTTAGTAGCTAGCAGTTTTACACTGAATTGGTGACAATACGGCCATGGCACGACGGATTCGTTCAACGAAACAGTGGACCGGTCTGTACTACGCGCGGCAGGCGCGCGGCATGACGCGCACCAAGCTTGTTGCGCTTTCCGGTATCTCCAAGCAGCAGCTTTCCCGTCTCGAGAACGGCCAGATCAGGCTGCGGCTCGATCACTTGAAGCCTTTCGCCAATCATCTGGGTTATTCGCCGGAACAGATTTTGTTGTGGGGGCGATTTCCCGGGACCGGCGGAAGTCACATCGAATCAAGCGACGTGCTGCGCGAGGAATCAGCGCAGGACGAGCCGCTCGGCCCTGCTCCCGGGCAAGTGCCGGAACTCGACACGCGCGCCGGGTTGGGCGGAGGCGGCGTGCCGGCCCGGGAGGTGCGCAAGGAGGGTCGCTATTCCGACCCCGTAAAATCAGAGGGTTGGCTGTTTCCCGCGAATTTCGTGCGCGAGCAGTTGCACACGTCGCCGGCGCGGCTTCTGGTCCTCGATACGACCGGCGACAGCATGGTCCCGACCATCATGTCCGGCGACCGGGTGGTCGTTGACACCGGCCACAAGACTCCTACTCCGGACGGGCTTTATGCGATCCGCGATACGTTTCAGTGTATCGTGGTCAAGCGATTGCAGTTGCTGCGCTCAGCCCGCCCGACCCGCGTGAAAATAATTTCCGACAATCCGAATCATGCCGGCGAAGAAGTTCCGCTCAATGAACTTGAAATCGTCGGCAAAGTGCTCTGCTGTCTCAAGCTTTTTTGA